CGTCATATCAATTCTGCGGTGAGGTTCGAGTCCTCAATTGATACCAAGATAAGCGGGCGTAGCTCAGTGGTAGAGCCTTTCGTTGCCAACGAAACTGTCGAGAGTTCGAATCTCTTCGCCCGCTCCAAGTAAAAAATACGAGAATTAGGAAATAGAATTATGACAACTGAAGTAAAAATAATTGCAGATGCAATACCACAAACTGCCGGCATCGCGTTTGTCTTCATCATAGGGTTGACATTATTATTTGCATCCGGTTACGCTCAAGCGACATCCTTACATGACGCAGCACATGACCAACGCCACGCAATGGCTTTTCCCTGCCACTAAGGTAGAGAATTTCACTTCATCCGCACCATGATATTTTCCAAAGATAAATATATTGTAGTATTTTGTATTGGAGCAATTGAATTATGGATGTTTATGAAATAACCGATAAAAATTTACCAATTGTAGAATTGTATGATGAATTTGTACAAATAAAAAATTCTGGCAAATTTGATAATTGGGTTGTTGACTCTAAATCAAACATATGTATCAATACAACTGTAGATTCTGATCCAAATGATGTTGGATTGGGAAGTCAGAGTTTGGATTATGATTGGGCAAATTCATCAACTGATGATCAAGGAAATTTGCATTTACCTAAAAGAACACCACCATTACTAGAAAAAGACTTTACTGTATTATGTAATCAATTTCGCAATACAAACTTTGAAAACGTATACAATTGTTTGAGAGATGAATATAGTATTGGCAGAGTACGTATAATGCAGTCTTCTCCGAAAACATGTTTGAGTTGGCACTACGATACTTCGCATAGAATACACTATCCAATGAAAACACAGACTGGGTGTTTTATGGTATTCGAAAATAACCATTATCATTTAGAAAAAAATACATGGTATTATACGAATACTGATAAACATCATACTGCTATTAACTCTAGTTTTGAGATTCGCTATCACTTAGTAGTAAGTGTATTATAAAACATGCATGATATTTTACTAATAGCAGTTCCAAAACTAAGACCAACTAGTCCATTACTAGCATTGGGACAACTAAAAGCGGCAATACAACAGCACGATTTTAGTTGCAAAACAATGGATTTCAATCGTTGGTTGTATGATAAAACACATGATACAGATTTGAATAATATTTGGGATCCGTTAGATAATTCACTAATGGATGAAAAATTACTTGAGCCCATTAGAGAACATATTAAAAATTATATTGACCAATTCATAATTGAATGTATATTACCGCATAACCCTCGAATTATTGGCATGACAGCATTTAGTTTTTTTACATTCCCAATGCTAAAATTATTTGGCGAACGTCTACGCAAAAAGTTTAGCGGTTCTATAGTCTTGGGTGGACCTGCACTAACATCATCACAAAGCCAAAATATTGATTTAGTTGCTGAGTTGAAACAACTTAATGTAATAGATGATTTTATATCAGGGGATGCTGATTTAAGCATAATTGAATATATTCGTGGAAATCACGATTATCCAGGAATAAATAATTACGAGTTTGATAATAACTTTGATAGGAATCTACTACCGTTCCCTGATTATAGTGATTTTGATTTAAAAAAGTATGATGAAATTCATTTATCTGGTTCACGTGGATGTGTTCGCAAATGTACATTTTGTAACGTTCCGTTACTTTGGCCAAAATTTACTAGTAAAACTGGCGAACGTATTGCACAAGAGTTAATTTATTATTACGAAACGTTTGATGTAAAACGCTTTGTAATGGTAGATAGTTTAGTTAATGGCAATCATAAAGTTTTCGTTAACTTTATTACTATATTGGCAGAATATAATCAAAATAATAATGCGAATATAGAATGGGCTGGACAATTTATTATACGGCCAAAACACCAGATAAATGAAAATGTATTTGATTTAATAAAAAATAGTGGAAACTTTTCGTTACAGGTAGGTGTTGAAAGTGGAAGTGAAAAGGTTCGGTTTGAAATTAAAAAGCCTTTCACTAATCTAGATTTAACCTATCATATGGAACATTTTGATAGAGTAGGTCTTAATTGCGTAGCACTTATGTTTGTAGGATTTCCTACTGAAACTGATAAAGATTTTGAAGACACTCTGGATATGTTAAATACATTTAGTAAATATAAAAGTATGCAAGATATTGGCTGTGAACATCCAATGTTGGTAATACCTGGAACCCCAGTTCACACATCAATGGAAAATTTTGGAATAACTAATTATGAAGATTACTTTAAATGGACAAGCCAAAGTAATGATTATAAAACAAGAATTGAAAGATGGCTAAGATTCACTGAGCGGTGCATTGACTTAAAGTTGAAACACAATTTTTCTACAGGAATAGCTAATATATTTGTAGATTATTATATGAATGAAATAGAAGACAAAGATAAAGAAATATTAAAAATTATTGAAAGATTTTTCTAATGGACACAAAGAAAGATATAGTATTAATGTCGGTCCCATTATTGCAATTAGATTCTGCAATCACTGGTCCATATGCACTAAAATCAGTATTACAGAGTGAGGGATTTTCTTGTAAAGTTTATGACTTTAATACATATCTTTGGTATGAAATTGGAGATAGAGCGCCTGAGTTATGGGATCCTAATGGCACAGTGTTTGGTATACAAGAGGAACTAGACACATACCTACATATTATACATCCAGTCATTGAACAATATGTCAGAGAAATTATGGAAAATGATAACCCAGACTGGATCGGAATAACACAATTTGCATGGACAAGCGGTAACATATCAAAATTGATTATTGCTGAATTTAAAAATCAAGGATTCATTGGGAAAACAGTTCTAGGTGGTCCAAATTGTATGGAGTATAATCCAGACCATCACATGTGGAACGTCGGTGACCATATAATATATGGAGAAGCAGAAATAAGTTTAGTAGAGTTACTAAAAGGGAATACTACCTATCCTGGAATTGACAATAAAAACTTTTTACAATTACAAAAATTAGACGATTTTCCATATCCAGATTACAGTGATGTACAGTGGGACCATTATAATACTACTGGTAGTAATTATGGCGAAGATGCATGGAGAAATCCTAATAGACTATTAAACAATTTATATGTTACGTTTAGTAGAGGATGTGTAAGACAATGCACATTTTGTGATATTCATGCTATGGCTCCAAAGTTTAAGTTTAGAGCAGGCCAAAGAGTTGCAGATGAAATCGTTCATCACCATAAAACTTACCCTCATATTAAAAAAATTAACTTCACAGATAGTTTAATTAATGGATCAGTGAGCCAATTCGAAAAATTCCTAGATACAATAATTGAATATAAAGAAAATGGTTCACTGCCAAATGATTTGATATTTTGGGGGCAAGCAATTGCTCGTCCTGCAAATCAACATCCTGAATCTCATTTTGAAAAAATGAAAAAAGCAGGAATTAGATCATTGTCTGTTGGTATCGAAAGTGGTAGTGAAGCGGTAAGAGACCATATGAAAAAGAAATTCAGCAATGCAGATTTAGATTATACTATTGAAATGTTTGAAAAATATAACTTATCTCTAAGTGCGTTAATGATTGTTGGTTATCCTACTGAAACTGAAAAAGACTTCCAAGATACATTAGATTTATTTACACGACATAAAGATAAATCGTGTATAGGAAATGTTGCAATTGGACCAACAATGGTAATTTTACCAAATGCTCATATCGCACCAATGGTACCAGAATTGGGAATACACGGAGATGTTAATGGAGATTGGGTATTAGATGAAAATACGCTTGAAGTAAGAATTGAACGTTGGTTACGTCTGAGAGAACATTTGCTTGAACTAAACTATAGAGTATCACCAGATAGACATAGTAAACAAATACAAGAATATAGAGATAAATTGATAGAAATACGGCAAGGCAAACGAGATCCAAATCAACGTTCTTACATTGAAGAATGGGGCTATGATAATATATTATCCAAGAAAGATGAACAATGATCGGATTGAGATATAATATCCCATATATTGATATGGAGCCATACATCGATATGCAACAATTTTTGGACTTAAAGCAAGAGATATGCTTGGGAATTGCACGTAGCACAGTGCACTATAGTAACCCAGGCAATCGTACATTTGCTAATGATAGATATCCGGAACAATTATTACCATATGAAAGTGAAATTCGTTGGGAAGAATTAACTAATGACTTGTCTGTAACTGAAAAAAGAAAGTTTTTGAAATGGTATAAAAAGGTATATTACAGTACTAATGGAATTTTTATAAAAAAACATGAGGGATATTTAAACAAACATTTAGAAGAATATAGTAAATGGACAGAAAATGCAGTGCACTTTCCTAAATTCATTGAATATATAGAAAATAATTTGCCATTTGAGCAAACAGGGAGAATATTCATTTTTTGTCAAGATAATTTTGCACATTTAACCGAACACCGTGATAGCATGAATGATGATTATGATAATCAACTAACAGATTTTCTTTGGTTTACGATTGATAAAAATGCAATGAGGTTTTACATCAGAGATGAAAAGAATAATAAAAAGCATTATATAGAATCTAATTGTGCTTGGTTTGATGAAAATGATAGACACGGATCAGATGGGGTGCAGGATCCCACATTTTGCATAAGAATAGATGGAGTATTTAACGCTTCATTTAAGCAAAAAATAATTAATGATATAAAACAATGAAAAACATTATTATTTTCACAGACGTAAATGGTAGCATTGGTATCGGTAGATATGCAGGACCATATCGCATTGCAACTGAAATGCGCAAAAATGGATGGCAAGTAAAAGTAATTGATTTTATGATGAGCTTTAGCAACGAAGAAATTTTAGAGATTGCTAACAGATATAAAAGTGATACACTCGAAAATTGGGTGGGGTTTAGTAGTACATTTTTAATGCCTCGCAAATTTGACGCATTTAACGCTAGAACAAGTATACGAGAAGCAACTGAATCAGGCAGTAGTTTAGGAATACCTGTGGCAGAAGCACAACAATTAGTTGATAATATTAGAAAATCAGGCTTTGAAGTTTTTATTGGCGGTGCAAAAACAAAGAACGATATAGACAATGTGCACTGGATAAATGGTCAAGGAGAACTGAAATTATTCAAAGGATTTGATTTTACAACTAGTTCAATAAAATATGACGATAATGATCATATTTTTGATGATGAACATTTACCTATTGAAATAGCAAGAGGATGTATATTTAAATGCAGCTTCTGTAGTTATCAACTTAATGGAAAAAAATTGTGGGAGTTTTGCAAATCACCTGACATCATTAAGAATGAATTATTAGAAAATTATACAAGATTTGGCACAACTGGATATATGTTTAGTGATGATACATACAATGACAGTCCCGAAAAGGTTAAAAGTCTACTACAAATATATAAGGATTTGCCTTTTGATATTGAGTTTAGCACATATGCGAGATTAGATTTAATACTAAGCCATCCAGAGACTCTAACACAGTTGATAGATAGTGGAATGAATAGTGTATTTTTTGGAGTAGAGTCATTCAATCATGCCAGTGGAAAAATTATAGGTAAAGGGATGCACCCAGACCGCATAAAACAAGGACTGCTGGATATTAAAAAACAATACCCAGAATTGTTAGTAAGCACAGGGTTTATTGCAGGGTTACCGTATGAAACGCCTGAAAGTTTATATGAAACTATTGAGTGGCTTAATAATTCACCTGTAGATAGTTATAGTTTCCAAGTACTCAGTTTGGGGAAAAATAGTTTATTCGGTAAAAATATGGAAAAGTATGGATACAATTTAGACAAGAATGGCAAATGGTATAACGAACATATGAATTATGATACAGCACTAGAAATTGCTAATTCTGCAGAATATAAATCATTGAGTAGTTTTACATTTTATAATCGTTTACGTAATCTAGGATATAGTGTATCAGAAATTAAAAACTTGACAATTGATTATAAAGATGATATCATCAATCGTACAAATGATAAGATACAAATATACAAAAATAAGATATTACAATGAACTACACAATTGAATTATATGATGAATCTAAACATTATGCTGATTTATTACGGTTCACAGAACAAGCAGCAATAGATGGTATAGACAACAACTCATCAATAAAAAAATTATCACTCAAAGAAGAAAGTGGAATGTTTTTAACATACTACAATGATATTATAGTATCATTATGCCACACACATGATTTCAGCAATTATTATCCAGGCGCTTGGAGAGTATATGCTAGAACTGCAACACTTACTGAGTTTAGAGGATTTGGATTTCCCAGACGGATAGGACAAGTATGCTGCGCAGGTTTAAATTCTCATACAGTCCCATTCCAGGTTGATTATGCCAAAAAACACGGCGCTGAATTACTACTGTGGACCACAAATATATCTGGAGAGGGACTTGGATTTTTAGGAAGTGCAAAGTTAGATAGACATTTAAAAAAGTATGAATGCAAAGATCCAACATATGAATACTATGACGAAAAAGAAATCTATGGTGTGAAACAAACTGTTTGGAAACTTAATTACAGAGATATCATTAATATAGAAGGAAAAATTTAAAAATAGCCTTCTATTATCTGAAGTGTATTTTTATATTTTGTACTTGAATTACTACTAAAATGCCATACAAGATAATCCCATGTAATAATATCACCGGATTTCCAATGGGTATATGTATCAAGTTCTGTCCCAAATATTTGACCAGGAGTCCAATCTTCTAAAAAGCAAAGATATGTCCGAGCACCGCTATAGTTATTTGCTGCTATAAATTCTTTGAATTCATCAATATGCCAAGGTAACATTCTACCAGGTTTTTGTAATATAAGTGAATAAAATGCAGTATCCATGTTTATATCTAATATTGGAAAACAGTCAATACTAGTCTTATAGAAAGAAACCTGTGAACTAAGATAATCATGATATAGTGCACTATCAGGTTGAGCGACTGGTGAATATTCGTCATTATTAAGTTGATCAAGACATTTACTAAGAACACTCTTATCGAATTTAAAGTTTCCATAGTAATCGTATGTTACGGAAGAAGACATATTTCTTTTACCTTTATAGCCTGGGAGAAACTATCTATTATATAGTTTATACTAGTATTTACACATTCAATTGGTAGCATAGGAGAATCGCCTGCTGTATTTTTAACTCTTTCAGTTGCAACATAACCAAACGTTAATAGACTGACAAAACAGTTACTATTATGATAGCAAAGTTGTTCACTGCCTTTTTCTAAACTCTGTTTTGCAGCACTATAAGGCCATATATGTGATTTTATACCGTGCGTAGTATTGGAACCTAGATTTATAATAAGTTTGGGAGTATCTGAATCTTTATAAACATCATATACTTTATATAATAATTCAGTTTGGGAAAACATTGTTTCTGGGTTAGTAAGATTGTTAATATCTTTGACATTGAACGCATTATTAATAAAGATATCATATTCTTTTGCAAGTGACACAATACTGTTTGCTTGTTCTGTATTTGAAATATCATATCCCTCACTTCTGGATACCCCACGAATATTTTCAAATCCATTATATATAATTTCTCCGATACCACTGGTGTGGCCCGTTACTAATATTTTATGACTCATTGTTAACCCCTTTAATACTATAATAAAGTCGTATATAATATTTATCCGATAAATGAGTATTTAATATGTTACAACAAATTTAATAAATACAGTATAATAACAACAAGGAGACATACTATGAAATTTTTATATGTGGATGTCAAAAAAGGTAAATTAGTTGGAGTATTCAACAATGTTGCGGGCAATATAAAGTATTTGTCTGCAGACGATATTGAAATACAGAAAGATAAGCATCAGGCACTAAATCGTATTAACACTGTGAAAGAATTCAATGATGCACTAGTTGCAATGCAAAATCATGGTAAACCAAAAAAATTGTTTAAGATGTCTAATCCTTTAAAAGGCATATTCAAAAAGAAATAATAATCACTGCCAATAAGCCAATAAAATTAAAACTCTAGTAGTAACTACTAGAGTTTTTTATTATATAACATAAAAGATAAATACACTTAGTATATTTAATATGGGAACTATAATGCAATGAGACTATTTGATTTAATAGAAAATGAAAATACAAGGGTTGTCGTGATATATCCTGGAAGATTTCATCCTTTTCATATAGGACATGGCAAGGTATTTAAATATTTAAAGCAAAAATATAAAGGCGCACAAGTTTTTATAGCAAGTTCAGGCAAAACTGATGCACATAAATCACCTTTTTCGTTTGATGAAAAAAAGAAAATGATGATGTTGGCAAGCGTTGATCCAAATTCAATAGTACAAGCGAAGATCCCATATGTTGCAAGTGAAATAACTGATAGATTTGATCCAGATAATACAATCGTAATTTATGCAGTATCAGAAAAAGATATGGCGGAAGATCCAAGATTTGACTTTCCTACGTCAGGGCCAAAGATGAAAAAGAATGGAGACCCTGCACATATCCAAATGTGGAGAGGAATAGACGGTGCTAAACCACTTCGCCAACATAGTTATATAACTACAGTTCCTACATTTACGTTCAAGATACGCGGCGAAGCAGTTAATAGTGCTACACAAATTCGTAATATGATTTCAAACGCTGATGATACAGAGTTAAATCAAATATTACAAGATTTATACGGTCGTACTGATATCCCAGATAACGTTATTGAAATATTTAAACAAAAATTAGGCGGTGAATCCCTCAATGAAAACTGGGAGGAAGATTCATTATATGAAAGTCTATTAGAAGTAGATATTATATGGGATCTAAAAAGTATGATAACAGAGAATATGAGAAAAGAGACATAATATGAAAATTAATGAACTAGATAAAAATGCTGGCGTAACACAAAGCCAGCTTGACACACTAGAAAGTGTACTAGATAAGGTATTTTCAAAAGTAGGCATTGATGTTGAGTTCACTCGTCATTTTCTTGACCGTGTGAATGATGTGCGAAATGTAAAGCCAATTTCAATTAAAGAACTTGGTATGCTATTCAAAAAAGAATTTGTAAAATATGGCAAACCAATTGCGCAACTTGGACCAGATGCAGAAGCAGTGATGAAAGACCTGTCAAGCGATATCAATATTCCATTTGCTCTCAACTGGAATGGCGAAGAATTAGAACTAGTTGCAAAAACTGTAATGCGTAAGAAAAATTTCAAATCATCAAATAAAGAATTTGCAGTTGAAAGTGATAACCAATCTGGTGTGTATTCCGATGAAAAGAATAACGTTGAAATTCATTGGAAACGCTCAAATCATCCCAGCGTAGCAAAAGATCATCTAGACATAGAAGCATATCAAAATGGCAAGCGCGTGGATATTAATAATCAACAAGCAGATCATTATAGATATTTAATTAATCAGGAAATGAATGAAACATCAACATTGGGATCAAAAATTAACTTTCCTGGAATGAGTAATACAACTGTGGCGCCAAAGACGGTACCGAAACCAAGCCCACAAGTAACTAAACCCGCTAAAAACAGATTTGATAAAATAGTTAATTGGAGTAAATCGTTATTTGATGATGAAGACTTTGTAGAGTCTAATGCATTTACAAATGCACGTATGAACGCAATTAAAGCAGGCAAAGACACATTTGAAGTTAACGGTAAAACATATAAAGTTACTGGTAATACAAGTGATGAAAAGAATGCTATTACCGAAGACTTGGGTTCAGTGCCACCACTAGCAGATTTAATTGTTCTTGCAGTAGTCGCACAAACCACTGTTGCCGGATTAAAAACAATGCTTAGAACCGCAGTTAAAACTGGCAAAGGTTTAAGAAAAATTAAAAAGATGGCAGATGCAGCAGGTGTTAAGATAAATGATACACTTAATCCAGATATGTATGAAAGTAATATATTAACTGATTCTGCAAGAGAACTAATTTTAAATAAGATTTCAAGCAACCAAGAGAAAAAATACTATGCAGCAGCCTTAGCAGCATTGGACAGACTAGTTAAGTCGAAAGGTGCGAACCAAAGCGTCAGCGGATATGCATTTGACATTGCACGGTCATTTAACGGTATGAATGCTAAAGATTTAGTAGCGATGTATGATGCACAAAATGAAACTCTTGATGAGGCACAAGTTAAACAATCTAATCCATTAGTTGTATTGGATAAAGTTGCAGATAGATCAGACAACAATGCATTCCCTGTCAAGTTTTATGATGATACAGTTATAAAAATAACACCGAAAAAAGCAAAGAAATTTATGGATGCATACTATAAAATGGCAGATGAACAGCGTGATATTATCAACAAATATATAAAAACGAAAAAAGGATTTATGCAGGCTATTAACGATTTTAATATTCCTATATAATAACTATACCATGAACATAAATGAAATACAATCACCAAAGATAAAAATTACAGACAATACACTAACGGAATCTGTAAATAAAGTAGTGGCGATTAATGAAGGTTACAAGTTACAACTAGAGCGTGACACTGATATGATGGTGTTACATATTACTGATACGGCAACTGGCAAGCGCACAGAAGTTCGTGGTAAGAGTGGCTATGAAACAGGCGGATATGATTCAACAGATAGCTTGCATATTCTACTAGACAAGATAGGCAAAAGTGCTAATATCAGTGACCTAATGAATGGCGAAGTTGTTGGTATTAATCCTAAACATACTAAAGGCGCAAGTGCAAACGCCGCAGCAACTACAGCGTTTAATGAATCCTTAGACAGCCCATATCCATTTAACCTTACTGGACCAAGTGAGTCACAAGAATTTTCAGCAATTGCAAAAACACCAAATGGTGTGTTAAGAATGGACTTTGAAACAACTGACTATGATAACTTTGGTATTGACTTTTCAGTTGGTAAGAGCATGGGCAAAACAGATGCAGGTGACGAGTTTAGAGTATTCTCAACTGTAGTTGCAATGATGACAAAGTGGATCAAAACAGTTGGTATTGAACACGTAGAAAGTTTTGATTTTGGTGCTAACAAAGGTGAACATGCTAGTGACGGCAGAGCAAAACTGTATACTAGATTTGCTAAACAACTTGCTAGTAAACTAGGTTGGAAGTTAGAGCAAAGTACCACAAGAGATAATAACACAGCATTCTTTAGACTAGTTAATCCTAAACCAATTCCACGTGAACAAGAGTATTGGGATGCACTAGATGAAGGAGTTGAAGTATCGTTACACGGTGATGCTAAAAAAGGTTATGTATTATCTAAGATTGAAGTATCAGGCGATGAGCGTAATGCTGGCCAAGGTACAAAAGCAATGCAAGACATTGTTGACAGAATGGATAGAGAAGGTGCTATTATCGCACTAACACCAGACGATGCGTTTGGTGGAAACAAGAATAGATTAATCAAATTCTATAAGCGTTTTGGTTTTGTACCAAACAAAGGTCGCAACAAAGACTTTCGTTTTAGAGAAACAATGATACGTTATCCACAAAGTAACGAAAGTGTTAATGAAGTATCAAAAGAAGAGTTTGATGCTATTCAGAATGGATACGTTGATATTGAGTTTGATAAGAAATGGTGGCCACTAAACGATGATTATCCACTGGTCAAACATATCGGTAAAGCAATTGGCGCAACTAGTTGGACCAGTTGGGGCAAAGTCGGAGTTCCATGGTCAGAAACAGAAATGATCGGTGGTGGTGGTACATATATGCTTAAAGGAGACTTTGGACATATACTGTTAGATACTGCAAAGAGTTATCGCCCAGATAAAATCGTAATGTCGCAAATATCAACGTCCAAACGAGGCGGTGGCATTGGTGCTAAAGTTATGAATGCAATAAAATCATATTCAGATCAAAACAAATTGCCATTAACAATATATAAAGTAACTAATCAGAAGTTTTTTGACAAGTTTGAATGGTTAGAAAAGACAGGCGTTGATACATACGAATATAGTTCCAATGAAGTTAAAGAATCTGCTGGCGTTGGTCGTGTCGTAAAAGGCGTAAATACAACTGTTGATGTAGGTGTAGATGAAATCATCAACCAAGTCAAAAAGTTTGGCAATGATGTTGATAGAGATGGAAAACCAAAAAAGAATTTAAGAAATAAATGATGTATAAAATCAACGAACACAAAGGAGCAATGAAATGCCAATAATGTTACCAACTCGTCCAAGGGATGGAAAAGAAATAAAAGTAGGCAATAGAACATTGCGATGGAATCAAAGTAAAAACAGATGGGAAATGGTATAATTGTCATAAATGATAAATACTATTATGAAAATAAATGAGATCATATCTGAAAACTTTGCTGGAGCATTTGCTAGTGTTCCTATGGGATTGGGTGCGGGTGATCCAAATGCAAGTGTGTATGCAAAAAAGCCTGCCACTAAAAAGAAAAAGAAATCAAAGATGGGCTATAGTGCAGATGTAGGCAACCTTGCTTACACAACTCCAGTAAAAAGCCCAATGATTAAACGATAAGGTAGATTAAAATGAAACTGTCACAACTAACTGAATCTTTTGTAATCTCTAATGATGAATTTGAAGATTATTTAAATAGAGCAACTGAACAACTAGTATCAGAATTATCATCAGGCAAAAATCCACGTGATGCAGTTCATGATTTAGCATTAACTTTTGCAGATCAACACAATAAATCTTATGATGCATACCAACGTATGGCAGACTCACTTGAGGCGCGGATGTACACTTTAGAAATGAATAGTCCTACCGATATGATGAACGGACCAGAAGATGATATGGGAATGGGCAGTGTTGATGATCCAGAAATGATGAGTGATCCAATGGGCAACATGGAAATGAATACACCAGCAAGTTCTGAAATGCCAAGTGATAGTGACATGGAAGATTATTCAGCAGTAATGGACAACAAATCAGAAGTTGAAGAATCTATTAACGAAGATTCAGATGAAGAAAAAGCGCGCCAACGTGCACTTGCTAAAGCAGATGAACCAGAGCGTGGCGAAGAGAGAAAGAAAGTATCTCTAAAGAAAGCACCATGGGAAGAATCAATAAAAGAAGAAGAAGAAGAATGCAAATATTGCGGCGGTGATTGCCCTAATGATGAAGAACACGCTTGCGACGGCTACTTGGGCGACATTGACGGACTATATGAAGCGAAAGCATCAGTGATAGACCAACTACAAAGTATTGTAGATGACAGGCAAGCAAAATCAATTAAGTTTGATGACGGTTCTTCAAAAGTAGACATGTTCACAGCATCGGCTATCACACAGGTATATGCTAACGTAAACGATGCTAACAAAGCAAAGATTGAAAAAATGCTTAACAGTCGCGCAGGATTAATTAAGGTTGCTAAATTTGCAATGGGTGCGTTAAAAGAAGGCAAACTAAATGAATTCGTTCCATTCCTTGGAATGCTAGGTAGAGCTGTTGGAGGTGCTGTATCAAAAGCAGGTAGCGTTGCTAACGTAGCAAAAAAAGTAATTCCTACTGCACGTGCTATTGCCGTTGGGTCAGAACTTTCTAAGGGTGTAAAAGATGCATTTAAAGACCCATCTTACAAACGTGCAACTGGAAGACACCTCGAATCAATCGAAGAAAAAGCAGATAATATAATGAAATCTGCAATTGATAAAGTAAATAAAAAATAAAATAGTCTATTGACAGTCTAACAATACTATGCTATATTAAATGGAGTTCTCATAGAACTCCATTTTTTATATCTAATTAGGAGATTATTATATGTCACTAGGTTCAATCACAAGCGAAGAAAAAGCAAAACTAAAGCAATTGGTAGACGAAGGATGCTCTGTTCTTCAGGAAGTAGACGACCTTAAAGGTGGGTTACGTGATACAGTTAAGGCGATTGCGGAAGAACTGGATATCAAACCTGCAGTACTTAATAAGGCTATTTCACTCGCTCACAAAGCAAATCTACAGGGCGCAAAGCAAGACTTTGAAGATGTAGAAACCGTACTTGAAACTGTGGGACGCACACTATAAATGAGTTATGTAGATGCATACTACAACAAAGACAAAGATATTGTAAATGTTGTTGAACGCAAAGACGGCAAGCGTATCTACCAAGATTTTCCGGCGTGGCGTACATTCTATGTGCGCGACGATAGAGGGTCACATACTAGTATTCATGGAGAGAAAGTTCGCCAGGTGAAGGTTAAGAGACTCAAAGATATGCATAAGGAATTGCGACTTTGCAGTGATAAAAAAATATATGAAAGTGATATTAAGCCAGAAGTTAGATGTCTTGCTGAAAATTATTTAAACTTAGATTCGCCAAAATTGAATGTAGCGTTTTTCGATATTGAGGTTGATTTTGATGCTACTAAAGGATTTGCCCCGCCTGAAGATCCGTTTATGCCAATCACTGCAATTACCGTACATCTACAATGGACAGACCAACTTGTGACGTTTGTTATGCCACCAGAGCATATGAGAGATGGTGAAGGTCTAATAGAAGCACAGCGTCTATGCGATAAATTCCCAGATACATTTCTATATCTAAGCGAAGCAGACTTATTAAACGATTTCTTAACATTAATAGAAGATGCAGATGTTCTTAGCGGATGGAATAGCGAAGGCTTTGATATTCCGTACACCGTAAATCGTATTGTTCGAGTTTTAAGCAAATCACATACTCGTAAATTATGCCTCTGGGACCTTCTTCCAAAAGCAAAGACTATCGTTAAGTATGGCAAAGAACAAATTAGTTATGTTTTAAGTGGACGTATTCATCTAGATTATCTAGAATTATATCGCAAATATACATACCATGAAATGCATTCATACTCACTTGATGCAATTGGCGAATATGAATTAAGTGAACGAAAAGTTGCATATGAAGGTACATTGGATCAACTATATAATCAAGATTTTTATAAGTTTATAGAATATAATAGACAAGATGTTGCATTACTTGATAACCTAGATAAAAAACTAAGATTCATTGATCTAGCGAATGAAATTGCACACGATAATACTGTTAATATTCAGACTACAATGGGTGCCGTTGCTGTTACTGAACAAGCAATTATTAATGAAGCGCACAGACGAGGCATGGTTGTCCCTGACAGAAAGAAACGTAGTTGGGATGTCGAAGATGAAGATTACGAACCAACACTAGAGGAAGAAGCGGCAGCAGAAGCACAAAAAGCAGCAGGTGCATTTGTTGCGAATCCACAAACTGGTATACAAAAATGGGTTGCAGGTATTGATATTAATTCACTATATCCCAGTATTATTCGTGCATTGAATATGTCGCCCGAAACTATTACCGCACAACTCAGACAAGATTACACAGAAGAAATGATACAAAATCGTATCAGGTCTGGGCGCGGCAGTAAGAACAAAGGCTTTGGTGCAGCACAGGCTTGGGAGGATACATTTTCAACCGAAGAGTTTCGCTTTCTTAATGAAAAAGATAAAGCAAATATTATGAACTTAGATATGGAAAATGGCGAAGTACACGAAGTATCAGGTGCGGAAGCATTCGATTTAGTGTATAACTCAGGTCTTCCATGGGCTATAAGCGCGAATGGCACAGTTTTTAAACAAGATGTTCAAGGTATTATTCCCAGTCTATTAGAACGTTGGTATGCTGAACGTAAAGTTCTTCAAAAAAATATGCGTGAAGTTAGAGAAAACGGTGGTACAGACGAAGAGATTGCGTTCTGGGACAAACGACAATTAGTTAAAAAAATTAACTTGAATAGTTTGTATGGTGCGATTCTAAATCAAGGGTGTCGATTTTATGACAAACGTATCGGACAATCAACTACACTATCTGGTCGTTGTATCACACGACATATGGGCGCAAAAACTAATGAAGTTATTGACGGCACATATGATTACAAAGGCAAATCTGTAATTTATGGCGATACTGACTCTATCTACTATTCAATGTATCCATCATATCAAAAAGAGATTGATAATGGAGATATCAAATGGGATAAAGAAATTGCTCTTATGATGTATGATGAAATCGCTAATCAAGTTAATGCTAGTTTTCCAGATTTCATGAAAGAGTTCTTTAATTGTCCTCGCAACCAAGGTGAAATCATTGCTGCTGGCCGTGAAAACTTGGCAACTATGGCTATCTTTATTAAGAAGAAAAGATATGCCATGCTTATCTATGACGATGATGGCGTTCGGCGTGATATCGATGGTAAGCCTGGTAAAGTTAAAGCGATGGGGCTTGACTTGAAGCGAAGTGATACTCCTGATTATATGCAAAGATTTCTTAGTGAATGTCTTATTAAAGTTCTTACTGGTGGTGACCAAAATGATATTGTTAATATGGTTAAAGAATTTAAAAAAGAGTTTCGTGATAAACCTGGTTGGGAAAAAGGTACTCCCAAGCGTGTCAATAACTTGACTAAGTTTAAGGATGAAGTTGCTAGATACAAACGTGCACAAAATGCAGATTTTAAATTACGAAGTTCAGAAGACAAACTACAAAAGCCTAGACTTCCCGGACACGTAAGTGCTGCATTAAATTGGAATACATTACGTGAAATGCATAGTGATAGATATTCTGTTGAGATTACAGATGGTATGAAAACTATTGTATGCAAACTCAGAGACAATCCTATGAAAATGACAAGTATTGCATATCCTATCGATGAACCTCGTATCCCACAATGGTTTCAAGAACTTCCATTCGATCATGATTTAATGGAGACAACTATTATCGATAAGAAGATTGATAACTTGATTGGTGTTCTAAAATGGGACTTACGTAATGCAAACGCATCAGAAACTTTTGAAGAATTGTTTTCATTCTAACGGAGAATTATAATGGCTAAAAAGACTTACGCAGAACTAGTATCCAGTTTAGGCAGAAACGCTGCATCAGATGAATGTTATACTCCGCCTGATAGTGTAGAACCATTATTGAGATACTTAGACAAAGATGCGACTTACTATGAGGCAACAAGCGGAAAGTCAGGTCTTATCGTAGAAGGATTTACCAAGTTTGGTTATAACATTAAGCCAAGTAACGGCAGAGATTTCTTTGATTGTGCTACAAGCGATGTTTATGACGGAGTAATCACAAATCCTCCCTACTCCATAAAAGATAAGTTTATTAGACATTGTTATGATTTGGGTAAACCATTTGCATTATTCTTGCCTGTTGCAAGTTTTCAAGGAGCGGGAAGAGGTAAAATGTTTATGGAGTATGGCATGTCAGCACTAGTATATAATAATCGTGTTGACTTTACGGGAGGCGGTTCCCCACCATTTGGAAACGCTTGGTTTATGCATGGATTTTTACCACCGAATACAATCTATTGGGTTGATAATCCATCTACAGCAAATACAAGAAAAACAAAAGAACAACAATCATCTCAATTCAATATTTTATTTGAATAAAACACTTGACATTATATAATCAACCTGCTATAAACGAATCATAAGTTATATTCGTAACTAGTATAGGAAAAATATAAATGTCAATGTCTATAAGTAATCAACTTAAAGTAACATTACCCAGTGCAACATTATCACTTTTGTTAGGCACAACTGCAATTGCAGATACAAGCTTTATGCAACTGGATAATGATGGAATATTACAGAATGAATCTGTGAAGGTTGGTATCAATCGGCAAACAGGCTCATTTGGTAGTGGCAAGAGTAATTCACCAGGTATATTGTTCGATCCAGATGGCGGCGGTTCATTTAATACATCATATGATTTTTTAACTCCAGGTGTTGCATTTGATGGGCAATCTATCAAAATTGATGGTACAAATTATAGAAATAATAATTCATCTTCTAGAATCGGTATCACGGCAAGTAGTGATTTAGTAAATGAACTTAATACGCTTACATGGAATGGAAGTCTAGTAAACGACTCATCTACTTGGTTACTAAAAAATACGTTTAAATTAGATTCCGGAAATACATTCGTTGATGTAACTACAACTATCACAGCAGGTGCTGATGCAGATACAGTCTATTATAGTAAGCATACTGATCCTGACTCACAAGGAGATCCAGGAGATAGTAATTTAACTGATAATGTTATTGGCTATTCAGGTATACCAGATACTAATATTGCAATCGGGGAAGCAACTGTTTCAGGTTACGCTATCGGTGTATCTACAACTGATACTAACACAACAGCAGGTATTCAAAATTGGTCTACCCAAGCAGATGCATATGACGGTACAATTTATACTGACGATGATGGAAATTCTTTGAACTATGGAAATGGAGATAATACGATTGGTCTCAGTTGGTTATGGACTGATGTAAAGGAGGGCGATACTCTTACCGCCAATTACGCATATATTTTAGGTGAATCTATCTTTGATGCTATTGAAGATTCAGAAGGTTCCGGCGGCGGCGCTGATAATGATTGGACAGTAGAAGATATTGGTTCCGCAACAGAGGCGGCAATCGCAGCACCAGAACGTGAGGCGGCAGAAGCAGCGGCAGAGGCAGAGGCAGAAGCAGCCCGTATAGCAGCGGCAGAAGCAGAGGCAGAAGCAGCCCGTATAGCAGCGGCAGAAGCAGAGGCAGCACGTGTAGCAGCGGCAGAGGCAGAAGCAGCGCGTGTAGCAGCGGCAGAGGCGGAAGCAGCACGTGTAGCAGCGGCAGAGGCAGAGGCAGCGCGTGTAGCAGCGGAAGAAGCGGAAGCAGCACGTGTAGCAGCCGTAGAAGCAGCAGAGGCGGCAGAGGCAGCGCGTGTAGCGGCAGAAGCGGCAGAAGCGGCAGAGGCAGCAGAAGCGGCAGAGGTGGCACGTGTTGCTGCAGAAGAGGCAGAAGCGGCAGAAGCGGCACGTATTGCAGCAGTAGAGGCAGAAGCAGCGCGTGTAGCGGCAGCGGAAGAGGCGGCACGGGTAGCGGCAGCGGAAGAAGCGGCACGTGTAGCGGCAGCGGAAGAGGCGGCACGTGTAGCGGCAGCGGAAGAAGCGGCACGGGTAGCGGCAGCGGAAGAAGCGGCAGCGGAAGAAGCAGCGCGAGTAGTAGCCGCAAAGGTTGCAGAAGTTGCTGAAGATACGGCTATAATTTCTGAACCAATGGTAATGGGATTTAGTTTTCAACGTGCGGTTTTGATTGCGCCTTCGGTAATGGATACATCTAATGAAACTATTACATCAACAACTGAAACACAAAGTACAACTTTACCAGTATTAACATCAAATGTTGTAAAATATGATTCTACAGTTGATAACAACTTACAAACTATCTCTACCGAAAACTTCACTCTAGTAACAACACCAATGGACATTATAACAGAGACATTTGTTCGTACTACAGAAACATATGATGATGGTTCAGAGGTAGTAACAGATGGAGATACAACTACAACAACAATCGTGCGAAATGATATTGTCAAAACATCTAGTAATATTGAATCAGTTGTTGGTAGAGTTGATCAGGTAGAACAATTGTTAGGCATTGACATTCATAGAAATATGGATATTAATAATGGCATCACTGTTACAAAAACAGATCATAAGATGAATGATGGCTATAATGCAGAAACAAATGTGTATAGCGTTGGCATCGAAGACATTGGAAGTAATGATAATATATTGTTTGGTGTAGAGTATAATGAAGTTAATACAACTATGACAGGAAGTGATAGTAATGGTAGTATGAAAACCCACGCATATAAAATTGATATTGGTAAATCATTTGATAACAATGATGCAAAATTAACCACATCATTTAATCATACAACATCTGATATTTCATATTTTAGAACAGTTGGCGACTATGCAGCGGGCGGCGAGACTACCTCAACCGATAATTATGCAAGTTTTATGTTAGAAAAAGAAACTGGCAATGTTCGTCCGTTCTTTGGTTACACACTCGGACACAGGAAAACACAAGGTTATACCGAAACTGGTAATGCACTCGCAGTTCTAGATTATAAAACTAAGAGTGATGTATATAATTATGCAACACTTGGTTTTAACATTGACTATGACGAAATCAAAGTAAGTGTACGTAAAGACTTTGATGAATATGATACTACCAGGATTGACTTGGATATTAATAAATCTATCAACGATAAATTAAATTTAATGGTAGGATTTAATCGAAGTATATCAAACTATGATACAAGTAATTCGGTAACTGCTGGTGTATCATGGACTTTCTAAGAACAGTAGGTGAACAACAATTCAACTCTTGACGAAACACTAGCAAATATGATATATTCAAATCACTGAACATAGAAAGGCACAAAATGACACTACGATTAATACAAAAAAATTCAATAGGAGGATAATACTATGGCTCGGATGCCAACGAATAAAGAACTTGATCTTTATGATTACATTGATGTACTTACTGGTAAAGAACAAGTAGAAACAAATGACAGTGATATTGTAGGTAGACACCTTGAAGAAGTGTTAGCAGACAAACTAGATGCTACACTAGATAAGTTTGAAGAGCCAGACTTACCAGAACTAGGTGTTAATATTAAAAGTGGCGGATTAAAAGCGGCACAAAATACCATTGGTTCAATTTCATACAAAAAGTTTAAAAATATGAATGATATGCTTCGGTATGAATGGTTTAAATCTCATACAGAACATTGGCATTACATTCCTAGATGTGACGAAATTGGTATGACAGGTGGTTCATATAATATTAATATGTCAGAAGGAACGCATGGCGGTCTATTGCTTCAGAAGCAATTTGAAGAAATCTGCAATAAGATAGATAATTTTGTACTTGCACACGAGGATAAGAATTGGCCATCATGTAAATCAGACGATAAGGGTATGTGGGCAGAATACAATCGTGAAACAAATTCTTGGAAGTTCCGCATAAGTAAGAAAAATAGAAGAAAAATCGAATCACGTGATAATATGTTTGACAACATGTTTGAATTGTGATATAGTAAGAGTAATAAAATAATACAGGAGAACGCAATGCGCGACATTTTAAAAGATATTGTAAAACACACACACTCACTTGGTATCATCCAGGCAGTAAAAGTAACAACAGATGATACAAGCACAGTACTAGATGCTATGGACGACGACCGAACAGTTGTTCTCCGTGCCAAAATGCATAAACGTGTAGACGAATTTAATGGTAAGTTTGGTATGGGGCGTTTGGGTGTTCTTAATGGTTATCTATCGTATGAGAACCAAAATGAAAATGGTGATCGTATTGGCGCTGATATTACAGTAGGAACTGCAGAACGCAATGGAGAAGTTGTACCATCGGAACTTGCTTTTTCAATGAAAGGGGTATTTGATTCAACTTACCGTGTTATTGTAAGTGAAATGGTTGATGCCCAAATCAAAACAGCAAATTTTAAAGGTGCGAAATGGGATGTTGAGGTAATGCCATCATCCAAAGCAGTTAAAGATTTGCAAACATTTGCAGGTATTCTAGGTTCATATGACCCACTGTTTACTGTTAAAACTGAAGGTAATGACTTGATGTTTCATATCGGTGATGCATCAACAGATAAATTAAGTTTGAAATTTGCCTCAAATGTAGATGGAACACTCAGCACAGGCTGGAGTTTTCCACTCTCAACAGTTCTAACAATTTTAAAATTAGGCGATACTTCGTCTATGAGTATTAAAATTTCAGATCAAGGCGCGATGGCAATTCACGTAGATTCCGGTATGGGACTATACGAATATATCTTACCAGCAAAATCAGGCAATTAATAAAAATGGTCAAAGATTTAGGAAAAAACAATATTAGTAGTGGGTATGCCGTTTTCTTACCTGCTATTTCTAACTTTTATGTTCGCAAAATTTCACAACATTATTGTGAAACGACAGACATGTTTCCGCCTGAACGCATTCCACAAGGATTCGAGAATGGACTAGAAGGATTAAATATTTTTGATAAAGATAAAGGCTATGTGTATTACTCACATGGTCTTTATTCTGCTGGCCATGCTGAATTAGATTTGGAGAAATCTAAAATTGAAGATGGTATGGTTGTTAATAGAGACCGTGAGACAACAGTTCTGGTAGGGGATTCTGGTGGGTATCAGATTGGTACTGGTGCTTGGAAACTAGACTGGTCTTCATTCTATGATAAAGAAGGTGATTGGGCAAAGACACGTCATGGTATTATGGCGTGGCTTGAAGAATATTGTGATTATTCTATGACACTTGATATTCCAGGATGGGCATGTTTGCCACAGTATCGTGATAAAAACGGTATCAAAAACTGGGATGAATGTGTAGATAAAACAATATTCAATCACGAATACTTTATCAACAACCGCACACCAGGCAAGACTAAATTCTTAAACACTCTACATGGTTCCAATTGGGATACTAGTGAAAAGTGGTATGAGAAGGTCAAGCACTTCAATGACAAGTCAGTATATGGCGATAGAGCATTTGAAGGTTATGCGATGGCAGGAGATCACGCAGGTGATGCGGAACTACTACTACGTAGACTTATTCGTTTACGTGATGATGGTCTGCTTGGACAAGCAGATCAATCAGATGTTTGGATTCACACTCTTGGCATAAGCGTTCTCCCATGGGGCGCTATGTTGACAGCAATCCAACGACAACTAAGAAAATACGTTAATAAAAATATAACCATATCATTTGATGCTGCATCTCCTTATATAACAGCAGCAAAAGGATTAGCATATGACTACCCTGACTTGAATTCTAATGCGTGGAGTTATAAAACTAAAAAGTTAAACTGGCGACAGGATATCACTGATGATAATCAACCGTGGTTATATGAAGGAGAAATTGGTTCTAGATTGAATATGAGAGATATCAATTACATGCAACCTAGAATGCTGAATCGTAATAAAAAAGAAGCAAAATCAAGTTGGGATAGCCTTTCATATATTCTTATTCAAGCACATAATGCTGAATATCATATACGTGGGATGCAAGATGCAATACGTAGGTTCGATCATGAGTATGAGATGCTAAGAGACAAGATTGACATTAATACAATGAATTTGGGGAAAACAAATACACTATCAGACGTAGTTCCAGATAGAGTTTTATATTTTGCAAAGTTTGTTGAAGTATTGTTTGATCCTAATACAAAAGATCCAATGAATATGCTTACTAATTATAAAGCATTCCTTCGTAAGTGTGAAGGATCACGTGTTCAAAATATTGCAACTACTCCAGACTTTATGAATTTTGAAGAAGCAGGGGTTAAAACAGAAGAATACGTAGAAGCAGTAAAAGGAAAGAAAAAAGAGTACGAACATCCAGAAAGTGTTGATGCTTTATTTGGATAATAAAAAGGATGAAAAATGAAAATTGATAAAAAAATGGCAAGACTAGAACAACTAAAAACTGAGCATAGGGAGCTTGACATTAGGATACAAAAAGATTATAATCTTAGACTAGATGTTGGTGAACTTAAAATGCAAAAATTAAAATTGAAACAATCAATTTTAGAAATGGAAAGAGAACTCGAAACTAATGGGCAGTTACTATAATTATATGTTAACGGAAACAAGGGATGCAAACATGACAGAACAGCGAGAAAATCAGAAAGCAAACGCAGATCGTTGGATTTGGGTAACCTTTCAAAAAGAAGGTATTCATTGCTATCCAGCAGCAGCAGACGATCCAGAACTTGCGACTGGTGATTGGGATGATGTATCATTCTTAGGTGTGCCACATCGTCATATCTTTCATTTCCGAGTAGCAATAAAAGTAACACATAACGATAGAGATATTGAATTTATCCAATTTAAACGTTGGCTAGAACGACTATATAGCCTAGAAGTACTTTCACTAGATTACAAATCTTGTGAAATGATGTCGGATGATTTATTTGACAATATCTCCGAAAAATACCCAGGTAGAAATATCAAAATTGAAATCTCTGAAGATGGGGAAAACGGAGCGTTGATTGAATATAATATCTAAAAGAATTTCATTACCAGATATGGTAATGGATAGTGGTATCTGGTTTGGATGCTAAAAACTAGTAATAGAATATCTATACATTCATTAAAAGGGCAAAACGAATGTTATATCTTATAGACTTGGAGAGTGTTGAATCTCGCTATACTAAGCAGTGGAAAACGCATCTCCCCACATTGTTACGAAGCAACGGCATTGATGTTACTGTGATTGAAGGTCCAACTGATATCCCAGCAGCCACTACACCGGGCGCATTTCTTAACTTTGGAGGTACAAATATCTATAAGAGCGCACAGTTAGAACAAATAGCGAAAATGTTCTGTGATGGTAAAATCAATGATGGTGATTACTTTCTCTATACTGATGCGTGGAATCCCACTGTCATCCAGTTGAAATATATGGCAGAATTGCTTGGGATAAAAATCCGTATAGGTGGATTATGGCATGCTGGTAGCTATGATCCCCAAGATTTTCTAGGTCGCTTAATTGGTGATGCCTCATGGGTTCGAAAAGCAGAGATGTCAATGTATGATTGTTACAATGATAACTTCTTTGCTACTCGCTTTCATATTGATCTCTTTACAAATACGTTTTGGGATAATGATCGTGACATCGACAGGCAACTCCTTCACTCAATTAGACAAGTGGGTTGGCCGATGGAGTATATCGAAACTGATCTTGGTGCATATAAAAATAATAAAGCGAAAGAGGACATAATACTATTTCCACATCGTATCGCACCTGAGAAACAGCCAGAAGTTTTTGATTATATTGCTGAACAAATGCCCGAATATAAGTTCATCAAATGTCAAGAACTTGATTTGTCCAAACCAGATTACCACGATTTATTAAGTAAATCAAAAATGGTATTCAGTGCTAACTTACAAGAAACATTAGGTATATCAATGTATGAAGGAATTGTAGTTGGAAGTGTACCAATGGTTCCTGATAGATTATCATACAGCGAAATGTGGAGTGAACAATTCAAGTATCCAAGTGAATGGACTACTTCGTTAGATTCAACAAAAAAGAACATAGAAAATATTAAAGCATATATCCATACTCAAATGAATAAGAATGCTGATATTCAACCTATGCTGCAAGAAGAAATTAGTAGAGTTAAAAGTTTTTATTCAGGCAATGATATAATAGATTACCTAAATAATAATACTTGACACTATGACGTATATGTAGTAATATAAAATATACAAATAATTTAATTACATAGAAAGGAACATAGTATATGGCAAAGACTTCCGAAATTATCAAAGCACGATTAGAAGAGGCGGGCATTCGTTACTGGGCTGGGGATAACATCGCATCAGTACTAGAAGAAAATGATAAATCTGATCTAATAGATGAACTCACTGATAAGTTTGAGGGCGTATTAGATACACTACTCATAGATAGAAAAACAGATCCTAACTCAATGGATACTGGCAGACGTTTGGCAAAGATGTATGTAAATGAACTTATGGCTGGACGTTATAATCCGCCTCCACCTGCTACTGCATTCCCAAATGAACCAGATAATGTTACAGGTGACAAATATGAAGGCATGCTAGTTGTCCGTTCAGAACTAACTAGTGTATGTTCACATCATCATCAGCCAGTTAAAGGCATTGCATACATTGGTATTATTGCAGCGGACACGTTAATTGGACTCAGTAAATACACACGCATTGCACAATGGTGCGCACGAAGAGGTACATTACAAGAGGAACTTGCAATGGACATAAATCGTGAAATTCGTAATGCGACAGGATCTACAGACGTAGGTGTGTACATCCAAGCAACACACGGCTGCTGTGAAAATCGTGGCATCATGGCACATAGTTCTCTTACACAAACTACAGTACTTAAAGGATCATTCTTTAATAATCCACACGTTAAACAAGAATTTATGGATAACATCAAACTACAACAGGAGTTTAGCTGCTAATGGAAGCGCCAGTATTTGAAAAAGGATATCCGTCATATGAAGCAGTTAATAGGAAGCCTGAAATGAAACTTAGATATTCAGAAGCGTTTTATAGCGTACAAGGAGAAGGCAAGTATGTAGGAGTACCTAGTGTATTTCTACGTACTTTTGGTTGTAACTTTCGCTGCCAAAACTTTGGACTAAATAAAGACAGAGAAAAAACTCGATATAACCCAGAAGTTGAACAACTTATCAAAGATGGTGTACATAAAAAGGTAGAAAAGTTTGAAGACTTGCCTATCATACATACTGGATGTGATACGTATGCAAGCATCTATCCAGAATTCAAACACCTTGTATTTGATAGAACGATTGATGAAGTAGTAGAACATCTATTGTCTCTAACGCCAGAAGGAAAATGGACACAAGATAATGGCCAAGATATTCATCTAATTCTAACAGGCGGTGAACCGTTACTTGCTTGGCAAAAATTATATGTTGAATTATTTCAACACCCACGTATGCAGGATCTAAAAAATGTCACATTCGAAACCAACACTACGCAGCATCTTTATGATGAACTCTTCGATTATTTCAACAACAATGACAACCTTAAAGTCACTTTTAGTTGCTCACCAAAACTATCCGTTTCGGGCGAGTCTTGGGATGATGCTATTAAGCCTAATATTGCTTATGAGTATAATATTTTGGATGCTAGTGACGTTTACCTTAAGTTCGTTGTTTCTGATAGAAACGATGTTGATGAAGTTACTAGGGCTGTTCAGCAATACAGGGATGCCGGGTTGGAATGTCCAGTATATCTTATGCCGATGGGGGGACGCAGTGAAGAATATTCCCTTAACGTACAAGAAGTGGCGGAACTCTGTATGGCACAAGGATGGAGATTTACACCAAGACTCCACATATCTTTATTCGGAAATGCCTGGGGGACTTGAAGAAGTTGCAAAATATAATAGTGGTATTGTGTCAGAAGAACAACTTGAGAATATTAGGAAAAAATTATGAAAGATCCAAAAGTAGAAGAAATGATTAAGGAACTAAACACGTTGGTAAACAATATGAATAAACTAAATGTCAAATTGTATAAGCAAGGTGTGTCATACAGACTAAACGATGGATTTAATGATGACCGAAGTGCAAAATTAGTTGAAATACAGTATCTACAACAAACAGTGGAGTATTAATATTATGAGTAAAGTTAAAGACTGGTTCATAACAATGCTTATGGATTCAAAAAGTAAAGAAAAATATATCATTGAAAAAGTTTCAGATAGTGATACAAAAGCAAGAAAACTATTAGATTATAAACTAAAGCATAAAGAAATTTCATCGGATGAATTTGATAAGTCTACTGCAACATTAAATGAAGAGCCATATATACGTGTTGTAAGTTTAGAAATGGATCCAACATCGCCAAGCGCGGGATACTTTGAACTAGATTTCAATGAACACTTTGTTGAATATCTTGCTAACAGCGGATATGAGGGTGTAGAACCAGATGAAATCGTAGATAATTGGTTTAATGATTTATGTCAAAATATTGTAATGGAAGGACTTGAAGATAGTGAAGGCATCACAAAAAGTGTCGATTCTTCTAGCAAAGAAGGCTTAATCATTCAAAAATTAAAAACTGATGATGGTAATGCAGAATACTCTTGACATTAGTATTTAAATCATATATTATAGAATCATAATTTAAAAACAGAGGTAATAATGGCTACTTTCATTCTCGTTGACAGTCTTAATATGTATCATCGTGCAAAACATGTAACACATCGTGGTGCAGATATCGATACTAAAATTGGTATGTCATTTCACATTATGATGTCAAGTGTAAAGATGTGTTATAATATGTTTAACGCAGACCATGCAGTATTTTGTTTAGAAGGGCGTAGTTGGCGTAAAGACTTTTATACACCGTATAAGGCACAGCGTAGGATTGCACAACAAGCAAAGAGTGAGCGTGAGCAAGAAGAAGACGCTATTATGTTTGGTGCATATGATAGCATGATTAAGTTCCTAGATGAACGTACTAATTGCACATTGTTGCAGAACCCAGAAGCAGAAGCAGATGACATGATTGCTCTGTTCATTGAATCACATCCCAATGATCATCACGTTATTATCAGTAGCGATAGTGATTATCAACAGTTAATATGTGACAATGTAACTATATACGATGGTGTACAAAATCGTATCATCACACCAGATGGCTTTTTTAAAGATGATAAGAAACGCACTCCCATCAAAGATAAGAAGACTAAAGAGGTACTACCAGCACCTGATCCCGAATGGTTACTGTTTGAGAAATGTATTCGCGGTGATACAAGTGATAATATCTTTAGTGCGTATCCTGGTTGTCGTAAGAAAGGCACTAAGAATAAAATTGGTATGATTGAAGCATATGAAGATCGTAATACAGGCGGTTTTAATTGGAATAACTTTATGTTACAGCGTTGGACAGATCATAATGGTGAAGAACATACCGTTCGTGATATGTATGAGCGTAATAAAAAGTTAATTGATCTTACTGCACAGCCACACGATCTTAAAGTAAAGTTTATTGAAACTATTGCCGAACGTAGTATACCAAAGACAAAAGCAGGCGTGGGTATTAATTTCTTACGCTGGTGTGGCGAATGGGACTTACAAAATCTAGCAAAAGCGCCTGACGAGATGGCTGCAATTCTTAATAAAGCATACCCACATGATTAAATATATTTTTGATGTAGATGGTACACTGACTCCAAGTAGAGACAGAATTAATCCTTCTTTTCTAAAATTTATGTTGAAGTTTTCAAAGTCTAATTCAGTATACTTGGCAACAGGCAGTGATGCACCAAAGACTATTGAACAAGTTGGTGATATGCTATTCAACAGTGTAGCACGTTCTTATAACTGTAATGGCAACTCTGTATGGGAGAAAGGGGTTAACGTACATAACAACCCTTGGAAGATACAAGTTCCAGCACACCAAACATTGAGATACTGGTTAGAGAATACACAATTTCCACATCTTACTGGTACTCATATTGAAGAACGTCCAGGTATGGTTAATTTCTCAATTGTAGGGCGAGGCGCCAATGCTGAACAACGTGCAGAATATGTAAAATGGGATAAGCAATATAATGAACGTGATAACATGGCATTATATATTAATTATAATGATGATGAATTTGAAGGCATAACTGCTACCGTAGGAGGTGAAACTGGAATCGATATTGCTCCTACTGGTTCAGATAAAAGCCAAATACTCAAAGATTTTACAAAGACTGACACACTGATATTCTTCGGTGATGCTATTTTTGATGGTGGTAATGATTACACAATAGCACAAGCAATTAAGAAAAAAGGTGTAGGTAGAACCCATAAAGTATCTGGATGGGAAGAAACATACAAAATATTAACAGATGTATACAGTTGAAATTGTAAAAGATAAATTCTGGATTGTTGAAGATGCAGGAATAAAACTTGGTCTTATTCGCAAGACAGAGTATTCCCACTTTGAAGTGATCATGCGAGATAGTCTTGATATAGAAACTCTACCATTCGATGCTCTAACTTCAAAGTACGGAAGCAAAATTCTAAAATCTAAACAGGTAAAAAAGATTGAAAGTGTAGATTACGGTAAAGATTTAGACAGTGTTAACGACTACCCTACCAAGCATCATGCATATAATAAATCTACAGATGATAAAGGGATACCAGTTTATACTAAAACAGAAAAATCAAAAGTGATATATGCAGCAGGATATTATGGATTACATTTCACTGGCGTGTGGAGAAATGCATATTGTGTAAAACGTGAAACCTTAGATACATATGAATATATCGGACCATTTAAAACAAAGACACAACTGGAAGCAGAAATTGCTAGAATTAACAAATGAATGATTATAACCAAATAAAAAGTTTTCTAATGTCTGTTAATAAAGCAGCAGTTAGAAAAGATGCACAAATTCGTATGAGTATGGAAGATGCTATTAAACTACAAACAGAATTATCTTTACTTTTATTAGAGTTGAAAGATACAAATAAAACACCAGAAACAGTCATATTTGACGGAGGAAAATTTAATGCCCGAATTTAGCGCAGTAATGATTATTGGACACTTTGTTGTGTCGTTATTTCAAGTCCCATTGGGACAACCATTGTACCAATTTGTACCATATCCTAGTATGGAGAGATGCCAAGAGTACTCACAATATTTGCAAACACCAAGTGGTGGTCACACAATGAGTCTAGAATACAAAATGTACAAAACTATAGAGTGCATATCTAAAGAAGAATTTGAACGCGAAATGAAAAAAATGCAACAACAAAACAACAACAGCGGCGATACCGAAACAGATAATTGGAATTGATATTATTTAGATAAATATACTATAGAATTAAGGATATAGTGTATGAAATATTTAAATAAGGTACGTGGAATAATAATAACAGTTATAAAATCAACATGGATTTATAAAGTAATAAAAAATACTATATCTAACCCGGTATATTTAATCTTAACATTGGCAGTTTTGTTCTTAGGTGGCATACAAGTAAAACAATATGTTGAAGATTATATGGTAGAATTTAAAAGACTTAATGATATAGCAACTAAAGCGGCAGAATTAAGTAAAGAAGAAGAACATCTATCTTTCACTAAGATAGATGATTTTCTGTATACATTGACAGGGAGTGTCGGGTCAGGCGACTGTGATCGTATTGTTCCTGATATGCCAATGGACTTCACTGTTATATTAGAAAGTCCCGGTGGCAATCTTGCAGAAGGTTCATGTATCGCTGCACATTTTAAATTGCGTAATGTTGTTACAGTTGTACGTGATACACAGGTAATGAACGCAGATGGAAAAGTAATATATTTACCTGGAAAAATAGGTGACGAATTAGAAATAGATCATTTAAAAAATAAAACAGTATGTGCAAGTGCCTGTGGTCTTATATTTTTAGGTGGTGATAGAAGATATTTAATTGGTGATGTTTGGTTCGGTATCCATGGGCCAGGCACACCAGAACAGTTTATCAATATGATGCACCCAAAACAAGCAGAATCTGGCGCATATCGTACTGCTAGTAATCTATTAGGCTTGTTAGAAGAATTGGGGGTAGACGACCCAGAAGTAAGAAAACTGTTCATACAAATCCCAAATCAAACAATGTATTGGTTGAAACCAAATGACTTTCAAGTAAAGCCAGGATTAATTAAACTAGCAACAAACTACGTTAACTTTTGGGGTTTATCAACAGCATCACTCGATCCACTATAAGGATAGGATGCTATATAGGAGGACTACCAAATGCTAAAGAGTTTCTTTTGGACTCCAGCAGAATTTTTATATGCTTGGCTAATGCTTGCTTGGCTTTTATTTGTTGGCTGGTACAATGTTCAGATACTAGTTTATTATAATGCGTGGAACAGAGAGTTCTACGATGCAATACAAACACTACAGGAAGCAAGATTTTGGGAATTATTCTGGAGTTTTAATCCAGTTAGATTATGGGAATTTATTTCATTTCGTATGGATGAAACGACTAACGTTCCAAGTTTCTTAGAAATATTACTTATATATGTTCCAATGGCAACATATGCTACATGGCAAACGCAACGCTTCACTTTTCGATGGAGAGAAGCAAATACAAAATATTACTTAACCCGTTGGGAAAGTTCTACAGCAAAAATTGAAGGTGGTTCACAGCGTATCCAAGAAGATTTAATGATCTTTGGTAAAACATTACAGTCACTATTTACTGGTTTCGTCAACAAGATTTTCATTCTTGCTGCTTTCTTACCAGTACTGTGGACACTCAGTGAAGGTCTTCCTGTATGGAATGGACAAATAATTCCTGGGTTCCTAGTATGGGCAGCATTAATAATGAGTATTGGCGGAACGCTACTATCATTCTTGCTGGGTATTAAATTACCTGGTTTGGAATATAAAAATCAAGTTGTTGAGGCAAAGTTTCGTAAAAAACTTGTACACAGTGAAGATGATTTCAATGAGCGTTTAACTGCCGATCTGTTTCCAATGTTTGCATCAATTAAACGCAATTACTATCGTCTGTTTAATTACTATATGGGATTTGGTATTTGGCAAACAGGTTTCTCACTACTAGCAGGAAATGTTGCTATTGTAGTATTAGCGCCAAGTTACTTTGCACAATTAATTACATTCGGTGTTCTAATTCAAGTACTTAATGCGTTTGGTAGAGTAGAAGGTGCATTAACATTCTTTATCGATAGATGGACAACAATTGTTGACTTCCAATCTGTTATTAAACGACTTCGTGAATTCAATAAAGTATTAGATGAAGCAGAAAATAACGCTACGTCATAATAACAGTGTTAATATAACATATAAAAAAGCGTCCACTAGTGGGCGCTTTTTGCATTATATATAGACATAATTACGTTTTTAGATAAATATATGTAACAACTAAAAAAATAATAGGGGCATATCAATACAATGGCTAGACCTAAACCTACGATAATATTAGAATATACTGATTCTAAAACATATAGAAGTGAACAAGTACTTAAGGCATCGGCAATATATGCTGTTTTCTATAAAGGCGAGGCAATAAACCTGCGTTCATTAAATAGTCTGATTAATTTTCCAGGACCTAAATATAAAAAGTGTTCATTCTCAAATCCGGGGCATGCTTATAATTTAGCAGAAAAATTAAATGATTTATTTAAGTGTGATGATTTTGAAGTTTACATGCTAGATAAAGGACAAAAGTTATCCCCGAAATAACATAATATTACAATGACTAAAACTGAATTAATGACATACCTAAACTCAAATACAAAAGGTAAATGTGCTGGTAGAAAAGAATATAAAACTAATGATATTTTTATTAGTTCAACAAAAGAAAATCATAATTTCAGATTGACCACAATGGGCAAGGATATAATGTCTAGGCAATTTGATACCTATACTATTAAATTACAAACCGCTTATAAGATAGAAACCGGAACACAAATAATACAATTGGACAGATATATGGCTACCCCATATTATTTGCGTAATGGTAAACTTATAATTTTTGAAGAATCATTAGCGGCAGAGTTTTTATTACTTGATAGCGATTTCGATTTATGGATCGAAAATAAAAAATACACACAATAACAAATATTCCTCTTGACATTCTAAACGAATCACTATATAAAGAGTATATAGAAAGTAATAGAGGGATATGATATGTTTGTTGTTAAAACACAAATTCTGGAAAATTATGGTGCACATTCAGCCGATGGCAAATTTTCGAATGGCAATGCTTACTGGAAAATGAAGGGCGGCAATGAATATATTGTGAACGATGTAGAACGTCCACAAGATGCTATGGCATTTATTGCTGCAAAATATATGGTAAATGATCTGTATTGCAAAGAGTTTCCGTTAGAAGCAGTTACATGGAAAGAATGGCAAAACGAGTTAATGGATTTGGACGAAGGTTATCGTGCTTTTCTAGTAGAAAATGCAATTCCAGTATCACCTCTCCAGACTTAAAAAGTTCTTGACAGCACAATCCAACTACGCTATACTATAGTAGTAATCAATATAGAAAGAGAATCATAATGGCACAAGTTTCAACCGCAGATTTAGATGTACGTTTAGTTCGCCCAAGTGATATACGCTACGAAATTAATTACGCTATGAATCGTAAGCGTCCGGTCTTTATTTGGGGTCCTCCGGGTATTGGTAAATCTGAGATTGTTGACTCAATCACACAAGATCGTTCAGGCTATATGATTGATATGCGTCTTGCTCTTATGGAACCCACTGACTTGCGTGGTATCCCAGTACCGAATATAGAAACAGGATTGATGGAATGGCTTCCGCCTGCTGATCTTCCTACTCAAGAACTTGCTGACCAATTCGAATGTATCACGTTATTTCTTGATGAAATGAATCAAGCACCTCAGTCTGTACAGGCTGCAGCGTATCAGTTGATTCTTAACCGCCGCTTGGGCAAATATCGTCTCCCAGATAATGTTAACATTGTGGCAGCCGGTAACCGCGAAAGTGATCGTGGTGTCGCATATCGTATGCCCACTGCACTTGCTAACCGATTTGTTCATCTTGAAATGACTACGGATTTCGAAGATTGGCAGACATGGGCTTTGCAAAACAATATAGATGCTGAGGTTGTAGGCTATGTTACTGCAAACAAGATGGATCTAATGAACTTTGATCCTCGCACTGCATCACGTGCATTTGCTACTCCTCGTTCATGGACGTTTGTATCACAAATGCTTCCAATGGAAGGTGAGCAAATTTCAGATAGTCGCTTGCACGATTTGATTGCAGGTACAATTGGTGATGGCCTTGCTACTAAATTTATGGCTCACCGTGCAGTAGCAGGAAAACTTCCTAATCCAACAGATATCTTAAATGGTACAGTCACTACATTAACACCAGAGGCACGTGAAATCTCTGCTATGTTCTCACTTACTGCTTCACTTTGTTACGAACTAAAAGATTTCTTGGATCGCCATGGTAAGGAAAAAATGGATGAGTTATACAAAATGGCAGATAACTTTTTTAACTTTATGATGGATAATTTCGAAACAGAAATGACCGTACTTGGTGGGCGTACTGCATTAAAAGTTTATAAATTACCACTTGAACCTCGTAAAGTTCCTTGCATTGAAAAGTTTTTCAAAAAATATGGTAAACTAATCATTGATGCTCATAATAATTAATTAATAAAAAAGGGCGCTTAGGCGCCTTTTTTCTTGACAATCTATATAGTAGATGTTATATTAATGTTGAAATAGATGAAAAGGTGTATCTTATGCGAATCGAACCAGAAAAAATTACTACTGAAGACGATTTCAATTCAGTATTTGATGATCTATTAAAAGAAAATGGCATTGAAGTTGATGAAAATTCAGACGAACCGGTAGTATTCGAATACACCGATAAAGAAGTCAAAGAAATGATTGTCTCTGGCCGTGTTCGCTTGTTGATTAAACATCCCTTCTTTGGCACACTTGCTACACGTTTAAAACTAGTGGAAGCAGAATGGTGCCCAACTGCTGCGGTAGATGGCAAGCACTTCTATTATAACTCAGATTTCTTCCGCACTATGACACCAGAAGAGATTGACTTTATTGTTGGGCACGAGGTATTTCATTGCGTATATGATCATTGTGGTATCGGCAGTCGGTTGATGGACTTTGCCGATAATGAACGTGATGCAAAGTTGTGGAATATTGCTGCTGATTATAAAGTTAATCAAGCAACTGTAGAAGCAAAGATTGGCACAATGCCAAAGCAAGCACTATATGATCGTAAGTATTATAAATCATATACCGAAGAAATTTATCGTGACCTATTGCAACAACAGGAAGACGGTAAAGATTTTAGCGATACTGATACACTTGATGAACATATGTTTGGTGATGGTGAAGGTAGTGGCAATGGTGAAAATGATCCTACAGGTCGTAAGGCTCCTATCAAAATCACAAAAGAAGAAGCAAAAGAAATTAAAGACCAGATGAAACAGGCTGTATTGCAGGCTGCTCAAGCATCTGGTGCTGGCAATCTTCCCGGCGATATCAAGCGCATGATTAAAGATATGACAGAACCTAAAATGGATTGGCGTGAATATATTAATCTAAGTATTCAAAGTTCACAAAAAGCAGATTTCACATGGATGCGGCAATCTCGCAAATCACGTAGTATGGGTATCTATCTACCAGGTATGGATAATGAAGTTATGGTAGATGCTGCAATAGGAATTGATGTATCTGGTTCTATATCTAAAGATATGATCCGTGACTTCTTGGGAGAAATTTATGGAATTATGCAACAATTCCAAGACTTTCGTTTGAAAATATGGACTTTCGATACACAAGTGTATGCTGAATCATTTAAAGAATTTACGCCTATGAATTCAGAAGAATTAAAAGAGTATGAAATTATTGGCTGCGGTGGCACTGACTTTGCATGTAACTGGGACTTTATGGAAGAAAATCAAATTGAACCAGATAAGTTTATCATGTTTACTGATGGTATTCCATTTGGTAGTTGGGGTAATTCAGCATATTGCGATACTCTATTTGTTATTCATGGGTCAAAGCATATTGTCCCGCCATTCGGCGAATACACATATTACGAATCATAATAAAATACAAGTATAAATATAATTATGAGTAATGATACACTATTATTAAATGCTAATGGCGCGCCATTAAGTGTGACGCCATTATCCACTTTATCTTGGCAAGAAAGCATAAAACTTATCTGGTTAGATAAGATAAATGTTCTTGAATGGCATGATTGGACTGTGCATTCTGTTAATCACAGTATGCGCGTACCAAGTGTTATTTGTGTGAGAGAATACATGCCACAAGCAGGCACAATTAATTTCTGTCGGGCAAATGTCTTTATACGTGATAGATATACTTGCCAGTATTGTTACAATACATTCAACAAGGCAGATTTAACACTCGATCATATCTTACCAAGAAGTAAGGGCGGTAGGACTAATTGGCATAATATTGTAAGTGCGTGTAAAAAATGCAATCACGGTAAAGGAAATAATACAAATATTGTTCCCAAAGTTATGCCAGATAAACCAAATTTCTATCAAATGTATGGAAGTAAAAATTTTACATTAAACATAAAGCATGAAATTTGGTTAAAATACTTAAATTGGCCAGATGAATATGTTAATATGGTTGCATAAAAACACTTGACAACAATCACTTAATATAGTATAATCGTAGTATGAATAAGAGTTTATTCATATTATATATAATAAATTGACAAATAGGAGAAACTTAATATGTCAGAAGAAACTCAAGCACCTGAAGTTGCTACAGAATCACAAGCAGAAGTACCAGCAGTTACAGTTAACGATCTTGTTAATGTATATGCTATTATTGATCTAGCATCAAAACGCGGCGCATTTCAAGCAGGTGAACTATCCGCAGTAGGCAATACTGCAAATCGTGTTAAAGCATTCGTAGACCATGTACAAGCACAAAGTGCTGCGGCGGCGGATGAAACAGGTGAAACTGAAACGCCTGAGGCGGCAGGTTAACAATCATGGCAACTGCACCCTTTATAAAACACGTTGGTAGACATGCAGGAACAGGACAGCGTTTAAGTGTTGTTTTTATGTCTCTCCCAGATGAACCAGATAGTGCGTTGGCAGTGTATAGTGATACATTGCCTGACCGCTATCATGATTCGTATATGGAAGCAATTGAGTCAAATGAAGGCCAATCAACTAATAATCTATATGAAGTTCTTTCACGTAAAGTATTTTGGCACGGCAAAGTAATGCTAGACACACTTCATTCTGAAGGACATCTTTCAAAGATTCCAACAAATCAGATTATTATGACTCCAAATACACAAACAAATGTACCATTGAACGAGATCAATGACGCAATGAATTCTACAGAAGACACAACAGTAGAAACTGTAGAACCACAAGAATCAAGAATTGATTCAAATGTTAAATTATCCAAAGATGATGAAAATAAACAAATTGCGTGGAATCTTTTGGTACAAGCAAACTTGTTGGCTGCAGAAGCAGAAGCAAAGAGACAAGAGGCATATAAGTATGATGCTAGCTTAATTCCGAAAACAAAAAAAGCAGCCAAACCTAAGGCGAAAGCAGCAGTAGATACATCTGCAATTCCAGATGTTCCTAAAAAGCGCGGACGTCCAAGGAAGTCTGTAACATAATGTCTGTTAATAGTAAGCGTAGTAGCATTCTAAGTAGAATTGAGCAAGAACGTGTTCGCCAATATGATTTGGCAGGCAGTGAATATGATGCGAAAAACTCTCCAAATGATTGGATTGCAATAACATCATATTATTTGGCACAGGAAACCAAACGTGCAACTATGCTTACTCCCCCAAATTCTAAAGATTTCGAAAGAGAATTAGTAAAAGCGGCTGCAGTTATTTTGGCATCGCTTGAACATATAGAAGTAATGAAGGAACGTGGATACCTAAGTTAATGGAACAACTTGACAATTTTATAGAAACTTCTATAAAACAAAACAAAATTTTATGTATAGTACACGCTCCAAGAGCTGGATCTCATGCGTTCAGTGAATCTATTGCTAAGAAATATAATCTTAAGGAATATATGGAAATATTTCATCCAAAATTTTTAATTGATAAAGAAAAAATGCTGAGACCAAGTATTGCAAAGATATGTATGATATGGAACGGTATTGGGTCGGGACAAGAAGAATTCATTGACGATGATTGTGCAACAATTAAACTTTTGAGAAGAGATACTGATGCTCAACTGATAAGTTATCTTAGAGCGGTATATACTAATAAATGGCACTCCAATCATAGCAACACTAAAATTAATCATTCGGCAGATATTGATAATATCATACAGATGGGAGAAAGATATATCAGTATGTGCAATCAATACTCAACTGACATAACAGTATATTACGAAGATTTAGTTACCAGTAAATATTTACAGAATAATAGCAAATATAAAAAAATTAGTGTTGATATTGAAATAGAAATGTATCTTCAAAAGTTATACAGAAATTATATTAATAATAAAAGTAGTATGGAATAGAAATACGATGAACAACTATAATCTACTTAACGGTGTGGTAGACTTTGATATAGGTCTGCAGTTAGGATCCGAAATATTAGATTTAATTAAAACTCACACTGGAGAATTATTTTTCAATGATGGTGTAAATGTACACCTAAACAAAGAACCACAAGACTTTACTGAAAACTATGCTCATATCTCTGATGCTCAATTGTGTCATATTCCAATTGTCGAAAATGAATTGATAAAAATATACAAGTATCAATTGATATTTACTGACATGATATACAAAGTACCAGTGCCATTGATTTTGTACAAAGTCTTTACAACCCACAAATTAGAGGTACAAAAAACAATTATTTCACAATTAGAAAATAATTATAATAAAGATTTAAGTGTATTGTATACCATGGGTTCTAAATTTGGAACTCATTTACCCTATCATACAGATCGTTTTGGATGGAGATATCATCAGAATTTACAGTTTTCAGGCGAAACCGCACTTGAATTTATCGATGGAGAAAAAGTAAAATTAAAAACAAATCAAGCGTACTGCATTACAAGTCCAAATATGCCACACCGTTTGATTGTTGAAAAAAGCAACAGTGAAAGAATATTTCTTTCTGCAAGCCCGAGGTGATATATGGAATTTGATAGAGAAAGTGAATTTGATAGAATAATGGAAGAAGTGATTCCGATTAGTATTCCATCTTCATTTATTAAAGGTATTAAAGTTATCATGCGAAATGGACATGAGGTTATACTTAGTGGGGAGGATCTATTATCGCCGCTTCCACTTAGTGGTGACTTTAGTTGGACAGATATGGCAAAGAACTTCGAAGCAATTGATGATGTCGAAATATTACTTGATATCCCAAATTTGCGTGAAAGCGTAGTAAAAAGTGTAAAAGAAATTTTAAAACAACATTTTCAAAGCTATAAGGATGAAGACAAGTAAATGGCAAACTATGAAGAAGATGAATACCTTGATTTACTATATACAGTATTGAAAAATGGCGAACCGAAAAACAATGAGCGTACTGGAGTAGGAACACTATCTACATTCCTGAATACAAGTCGCTACAATCTCAGTAACGGTTTCCCATTACTAACTACAAAACGTGTACCATTTAAATCAGTATTAAGTGAATTACTTTGGTTTCTTGAAGGATCACAAAATGAACGGAGACTTGCAGAAATTCATTATGGCAAGCCTAGAACAGAACTAATAGGCAAAACTACTATATGGACTGCTAATGCTGACAATCAAGGTGTTGCATTGGGACATTATAATAGTGATACTAATAAAGATTTAGGACCAGTATATGGAGTACAATGGAGAAACTTCAATGGTATCGATCAAATCCAACAGTTAGTACAAGGATTAAAAAATAACCCACAATCACGTAGGCATATTTTAAATTCTTGGAATGTTGGAGCATTGAGCAAAATGGCATTACCGCCCTGTCATGTTATGTCGCAGTTCTATGTAAGTAATGATGGGAAGTTAAGTTGTAGTTTATATCAACGTAGTGCAGACTTATTCTTGGGAGTTCCATTTAATATTGCAAGTTATTCATTATTAACATATATGCTTGCACACGTTTGTAAATACGATGTAGGCGAATTTATTCACGTTATAGGTGATGGTCATATATATAATAATCATATAGAGGCTGTTGAGGAGCAACTACAGCGCCCTACAAGAGCCTTTCCTAAGTTAGTAATAAAACGTGACGTAAATTCAATATTTGATTTTAAAATGAATGATTTTGAAGTAGTAGGCTATGATCCAGGTGAAACTATTCGAGCACCAATGGCAGTTTAAAAAGAAAAGCACCTTACGGTGCTTTTTTTATATCTTACGTTTTGGTATTTTTGAATCTGCACTACTAACACAACTCTTACTTATACATGGCATTGGTTTGTCAAATAGTTTAAATCCACTTTCGATATATCCCAATGGCTGGTCTGCACAACTATAACTACGTTTTATACTACCGTCTGGTTCACGTATTATTATACCTTGATACCCACTGTTACAACTCCAGCCTTCAAAGTTATTAAAGTTAAATGCATTAAAACGCTCAGCCTGATCCATATACCATTTCTTACCTTTTGAGTCTGTAAACTCTACTTGCATATGCCAAGGTACACTTTTATCATTTTGACCAATCGCATACTCTGGAACTTGAAAGTTGGGTTTTGGTCTATCATTCCATTTACGTTTCACCTCGGTATATGCAAGTTGTGGCATGCCATTCCATAATCTTTCCATCTGTTCTTCTGTATATCCATCAACTACACGGCTTGCTGTGGGATCAGATTGTGGTTTCAATGTTACATTAATACCTTGTTCATGAAAAAATAATGCGTTGTCCCAATCACGTTCAAACCAGTCTGGGACCATAACCATATTCACTGTAATTTGTACGTCATTTTCTTGACACAATATAAGTTTATCTGCAAACTCTTGCATCTTATCTCTTGTATTAAGATGCTCAGTATGTAAACTAGCAGTGATACTTGCACGATGAAATGGTTTAACTCGCTCTACATAATCCTCATGCCATTTAACATTACGTGACATATTAGTTGTCATATGGACACTTGTGTAGTTAGTATTTGATACATCATCTGCAAGATGACTCAAAATGTCCAAGTAGCCAGGGTGGAAAGTGGGTTCGCCACCAGATAACGAGAAGTGAAAACTATTAAATCCGTTTTCACGTGCTTGTCTCTTTATCTCATCTATGGTGTGTAGACATAGTTCCGTAGGACGGTGGTCTTTACGGTCACTGCGGGCATAAGGCCAACAGTAGGAGCATTTGTAATTACAGAATCTTCCGAGGAGCCAACTAACAGTGAATAGGTCACGATACAGCAAAGTACGCTGTCCAACACTAACAATATCGTCAAAGGGTATTTTTGTAAAGTCATAATTAGACCATTTTAAATCTTCATTCATAATGTATTATAGCATCCGTTGTGTATATTGTCAAGTTAATAGTAACTTTTATACTTTAAATTCTGTTATATCTAAACTAAACTGATTTGTTTGAATCCAATTTATAATCTTATATGCAAATAATCTACAGTTTTTGTCGCTAAAATGATTGGCACGAGGATCTTGTTGAGTACTCATCAAGTCGCCATCTAAATTAGAAATCTCATTCAGTGGTATGTAATTAGAAATTTGTTTTGGGAATTGAAAGCCAGAGAGATATAATCCATCAGGTAGTGTGCGCATCATATCTGCAATTTGAAGGGACCAATTATCTGTTTGTTCTTCTTCATTAACAATATATTTGTAATATGACTTTAATGCCTTTTTCATAATTGATCTAGTACCAATAGGAATTGATGTTCTATATTTTATTACGTCTAAGTCATGAACATGCTCTAGATTCCAGTCTTCTGGTAAATGCGGCATCCAAAGTCTATTGGGAGTAGTCATACAAACAATAACCTTGTCATATTTTCGGTAATTATCTTGAAACTGTTTCCATGTATAATACATACTAGACCCAGCTTGCCCGTAGTTGTCTATGCTTATATCAGGACATTCTTGTTGAACATACTGCCACCATTGCAAATGGTTAGGGTCATCTGCCTTATGTTTTGCATAACTATCGCCAAATACCCCTATTTTCATTTTTTAAACTCCGGTATTAACTCAAACAAGTTTTCATCTCTACTAGCATCTAATGTAGTAGTATAGGACAAGAACTTACTGTATTTATCGTGCCAATCTTCTGCATACATATAGTCAATAATACCTTGCACTTTATCCAAATGCAAATATGGTTGCAACTGTTTTGCTGCCTGGTCTTTTAAATGTTCGGGCAACACTCTAATGTTTAGTTCTTCTGGATGATTGAGAATGTTGAAGTATATTCTATGTCCATACGGCTTAGCCCATTCTATTAGTTCATGCAGTCTAAGTATATTGTACATTTGTACTGTGCAGTGTATTTCAATACCCGCGTTAGGCAGTTGTCTAATCTTTTCAAAGTTCTTTACAATCGTATCCCATTTACTAGGATGTCTAATATAACGATCTAATGCACCTGTTGCATCTATTGAACAATTAAGTTGTACTCTCTTAAAGTGATGCCAGCGTTCTAGTAACCATGGAGGCAACTTAACTAAATTAGTATTGTACTTTAACCGAATGTTCTGTGCAGTGCCGTTGACAATAAAGTAATCTAATAATTTCTTCTGTTCTTTAATAACAGTAGGCTCACCACCAGTTAAGTATATTTCGTCAACAGTGTGCGCAATACTAAACAAGTTCTCCCAAGTCTTTTCGTGCTCAGGCCAGTCCATACTACTAAGACGTTTGTACTCACTTTCGCTCAGTGCGTCTTCAACTAAGTTCCATTCCTTAACCCACATATTACTTGCATAAGGATTGCACATACGACATTTTAAATTACATAAGTTTCCTAATCGTAAATCAACATACTTTATGTCAAACGGTGCTTCTTCTGTGTATTCTTTATCTTCTGTCCATTTGTTGTTCCAGCTTTGTCTAGCACTTTTGATGCCAACGTCTTCTTCTCTAAAACAACGCTGACAAATTTTAGGACGTTCGCCTTCTAGCATCTGCTTGCGTATATTAGTATATACTTCACTATTCCAGGCTTCTTCTAAATTATCTCGATTTAATTTATAAGGAGTGCCGTCTTCTTTAGTAATAAAGTTTTTTCCTGGAGTGCTATTACAGCATACCCGCAAGTTTCCGCTTGCATTAGTTGCAAGGTGCATCCATGGTAAGATACAAAATGTTTTAGACTGAGTCATATATCTTAATTCCTATATCATCTAATAAATGCGGAAGCACTATTTTTAAATTTTGGTTTCTTAGTTTATCTAACTTAGCACTATAAGTTATGAACTGTTTATATAATACAAGATCAACTGGTGTCTTCATTAATTCAATAACGCTTTTAATTTTAGCATCATCTAGTGTACTTAACTGAGCAAGTATATCATGCTTACTAGATTCGGGAATAACGTTAACTGCCATATAACCTGGATTGTTAAGTACTATCCAGTTTATTCTTTCACTGAATAATTTTGTAAATTCTGCTACATGATGCACTGTGGTATTTTGAATAACATAATTATAAGATAATTTTATGTTTGGCAATGATCTAAATTGTTCTACTTTTTCTAAACATTCATTCCAAGACTGTGTACTATCTCCTCGAACATATTCATATACATCATACAAACCGTCGATGCTTACTTGTAAATCAACTTCAATATTAGTAATGGCTGCTGCAAACCAATCTGGAAATAATGTGCCGTTTGTAATACAATTAATTTTAATTGTTTTTGTTTTTGATAATTCTTTTAGTTGTTCAAAGAAATACCTCGAGTGTGTGTGCATTAAAGGTTCGCCGCCTTTAAGTTCAATTGTAATGCGCTTATCAAGTGTTGAGAGAAATGCAATTAATGAATCAATCTGCTTCTCATCTAGCTGAAAACTAGTTAACTCATGTTTAGGAATACCTAAAGCAATACTGTCACTAAACCAACTTGTGCTGCTATGATGATTACACATTCTACATTTTAAGTTACAATAGTTTCCTAAACTTAAATCTAATAAAAAATCATCATCAGTAAATATAGTTTCGTATCGCTGACGACGGCTACTTACGTTATTACTTTCGTCAAAACTACATGACTTACATTCTGCCGTCCATCCCTGTGCTAAACTATCAGTTAACTTGTCAAAATTTATATCATTGAAATTTTCATAAGTGTCTAATCTACCAAAGTCTCCTCGGTATTTGCAGCACGGACTAACAGTGCCCACGGCATCAATAGTAATACTATTAGTTGTCGCAAAACATTTAATCATAATATCTAGCAATCTCTAGTGTGTCAAAACTTTGGTTTTTATATGTGTCTTTTAACCTAGTTACCTTTAAAAATTCATCAGTTATGTCTGCTTGCTGTGGTTGATTAATTTTATTTTTAATATTAGTAAGAAACTTACTAAACATGTTAGAATTTACAATTGGACAATTGCTTACACAAGGAACATCTTTAGGTTTTAAATCATGAAGACATAAACAATTATTTTCAGTCCACGGAGTTGTTTTTGGATCAAACTGTTTTTCTAAAGTATCAATCATGTCTAATGCTGCATCTTTAAGATTCTTCGGAACATTTCTTACATCTAAATACGCAGGTGTATCTAACGCAATAACATTTATATTAAAATTATATTTTTTAGATAGTTCTACCATATTCTTAATTTCAAGAATGTTGTATGCTTGAAGCGTAAATGTAATTGCAGTAACTATTTGAGTTGTTTGTAATTCCGATAACTTCTGTAGTTTAGTGTTAACATCATTCCAATTAGCAGGATGTCTTATGTATTCAAACGTATTACCTACACCATCTATGCTGCAAATAATATTTACAAATTTAAATTCTTTAAATAATTCAATCCATTCGTCATCTATTAAGGTTACATTTGTTATTATAATTAGATCAATTTTGTTAGCATAATTATTTTTAACACAATAATCAATGAGTTTTTTTACACTAGGGACCATTAAAGGCTCGCCGCCTGTAAATTTTAAATGGCGTAATCCATTTATAATCATATCTTTTATCGTGTCTACAAACTCATCTTGAAGATACCATTTGTTTTGTACAAAGTTTTTTTCGTGTTCATCTAATCCTAAATCAATACCCGTATCATTAAGTATCTTTTTAAATTCATTTGCTACACCACTACTACTATAACTACTACACATTCTGCAACTTAAATTACAGTAATTTCCTAGTTTAAGATCAAGTTCAACTGGGTACAGTTTTGTTGTTTCGATACTGTTTACGAACTTATCCCACATCTTTTGATTTTTATATCTATCAACAAACTGATTCCGTAAACTCGATATACCCGCATCTTCTTTTTTCCAACAACTTTTACAAATCTCTGGCCTGCCACCTGATAGCATATCTTTCTTGACACGATCTCTTAAATCATTCCAATGTTCACTTAGTCCACCTATAAACTTATCTTTGTCTTGAGTCACCGCGTTACAACATAACCTATTTTTGCCCATTGTGTTTACACATAGGTGATCCCAGACTGCAGGACAAATTGTATCTAACTTCATTTTACTTCTCTAAGAAATGTTAATAATAGTCCCATCTTGGTTGTCCAGTGCTTTTCTTTATAACCTTTATTAGTTGCATGTAATTGAACAGCATCAAATACAATAGGTGCACGTGGTTTCCATTCGCATGTTAACTCGGGTGTAAGTCCAGTTAAACGTCTATATGGTGTGTAGTATAAATATTTCTCATAATGTTCTTCATCATACTTTTTTGTATTGTCTGTTTGCTTGGAACCGTCTAGTAGATGAAAGTCAATTGTATTGTGATCTGTAACGATTGGGTATGTTGTAGCAGTTTCATGGCCTGGTTTCATTCCGTGGTTATAAACGTGTGCAAAGTCTACGTGCCTCTGGTCAAATGCAACCATATGACTTTCAACATTGTTAGGAGCAGTAAATAATGGAATAATAATGTTGCGCCAAGGTACATATTTTCTACCTTCTTGTTCTATTGGTGTTTTTTCTAAACTTGTTATCCAATCACTTTCTCTAGTACTATCATTGTGCAACCCATACTGGCTAGGGGTAATAAAGAAGTTTCCGCCAACTACAGGAGAATTTTCTGCACCAGGAACCATTTGATTTATTCTGTCTGCAAACTTTTCGTACACACCTTGTAAATTGCCACTAACAAACATTGTACCGTTAGCGTTGTGTCTTACTTTACCGCAACGGCTAAATGCATAACCATAGATCCATTCTATCTCCTTTTCAGTAAATGCTTCGTCAAATTTTTCAGCATGTTGAAAGTTGTCTGCAATATTTTGCTGCACAGTTGGATCTTTTAAATTTGCAAGCCAATGTTCATATTCTAATCTATAATTTTTATGATTGTCAATGTCTTCTTGACTGTTAATATTAGATATCATCAAATATTCCTTTCATTTCTGGAAATACACTGCTAAAACTATTATTACGTTGTCTATCACATAATCCTAAAAATTCTTTCATCTCAGGCAACCGTTGGCTCCAGTCTTCACTTTCCATAAAGCTAAGTATACCATCTAAACGTTTAATACCATACTCAGCACTTCGCCAATCTTCATATGTAACTTTACCTTTGTGCCAACTAGGTATTCCAAGTTCCCAGTTTTCTTCCCACCATGGATACCATGCTTCATACTTTGCTCTACACTTTTCTTTAAAATCTTTAGGTAAACTCTTTACATTCAAATATGCTGGCCAGTATACAAAGTGTTGACTAATACCGCCTGCGCCGAACGGCCACATGTTAATTTTCTTAAACTTTTGTTCTAGTTTCCATTGAATAAAATCCGGTAAGTAATACACATTAAGTGCTTGGACTGCACACGCTATAGTAACTTCTACATTATTACTCGTTTGTGTATCAAGTAAATGGAAAACTTCTTCTTGCCTACTCCACTCGCTTGGGTAACGAATGTAGTCATTCATCTCATTGATACTATCAATACTATAGTGGAATCGTACTAGTTTAAATTCTTTCCATAGGTCAAACAAATCATCACGCCATTCAACTCCATTTGAGTTATAACGCAGTTCTAAGTCTTTTGCATAGCCCATCTTAATAGCATGTTCAAGTATCTCATAATGTTCTTCGATGATAAGACTTTCACCGCCTGCAAAATATATTTGTTGCATGCTAGGCATTTGTTCATAAAACTGTTTCCAAAACGTAGGGTTTTGTTTATGCCAGTTGTAGCTACTGCCATTAGTGCTACCTTTATCTTGCCATTGCATAATCTCTTTGAGAGATTCATTCTTTACTTCTGGAAATATCTTTTTATAATCTTTTATCCAACCACTACTATCATGTGGGCTACACATAACACACGCTAGTTGACACTTAGTACCAAAACGTAAATCAATGTATGCCAAGTTGGGTGGCACTTCCCCGTCCGGTTGTGTATCAGCAAGGATTTTATCCAAATCAACTCGCTTGCTCCAATAGTGCGTTTCCCATTGTCGTTTACTGCGATGCCCAGCTGCTTCTTCTTTAAAGCACTTTAAGCAACTGGGAGGTTTCTCACCATTGAGCATCTGTACTCTGACATTTTTCATGTATGTGCTGTTCCATGCTGTCTGGAAATCACTTACATTTAAGTTGTTGGGCTTACCGTCATCTGTTTTAAGTATGCCTACTTGGCCGCCGTGTTCTTTGTCATTAGTAGATCCAACGCTACTAGCATTTGCAGTACAACATACACGCATACTACCATCAGGTCTTGTACTAAGATGTACCCAGGGCAATAAGCAAAATGTTTCTGATGGATATTTTGATTCATTTGTCATTATATATGTATTTATCTCTCTGCTAGTTTAAAGTTTAAATCTTTGGTTTGCTCAGTTAGTAAAAATGCTATAAAATTATTTACTAACAGCGTTTCATTACCAAAGTCGTTATAGACAGTTGCATACTGTGTTATTGTTCTTGTAAAGTTGCTAGAATTTATTACTTCATCAATAATGCTTATATAGCTAGCGGATTCTAAGTAATCATAAAAGTCACGGGCATCTTCCCAGGGCCAATCAGTGTTTCCATTTTTATCATAACCTGACCAAACAGGTCGAGGTACAGATGGGTACAACGAAGGAACTAACTGGTCGCCAAACTGTTGTATACTAGCAGCTATAGTAGATGTTCCTAGTATCTCAATAATATCATTATCAGTCTTAATATGTTTTATTATACGAGCGTTTGATTTAATGAAATCAAGAGAATATGTGTCAATATTTAATGCACTAATAAATCCCCTTAGGGGCAATCCTAGATACCTTCTAACAAAATTTAAATGATTGCCTGGATGTGATGCTATACTAAGATCCTTTTCAACTCTCCAACACGGATAATTAAAGGCACCGTGTTGATATAATTCTTTTATTAGTATACAAAATTGACCAAATTCTTTAGCTTTAAATACAGGATTATGTCTAGTTTTAAAAAAGTTAAAGTTAAATTCAGTAAGAACACTATCTATTTTTCGACACGACTTTTTAAATTTAGAAAAGCTGCCATTATATTTAAAGTTGCGTTGATACGTTAAATAATTACTTTTATCTGGTACTCGAAAATATCCCATCGGGATCATTGCCGGCTTTATTGGTTCATTTAACTCTACAAAGTAATATTGATGGGTTTTTATAAACTTGCGCCAGGCTTTTTTACCATATAACTTGTTAGACTCATTGTTATTGACACCAAGTAAAGCGCCTTGTTTCCAAATATTCATTACTTTATTCGACCTTTAAAAGTGTTAATACTTTGTTCTACATAATCAAGTTGCCATGGTGCATCCAACTCTTGAAAAACATTTTGTATATAAGGAACTATCTTTTTTCCTAGCCATTCAAACGGTAAGTTATTATCATTATCAAACAATACATTTCTACGCATTACCCAAAAATTACCGTTACAATAATATATATTACCTGCACTGTTCTTATCGTTAACTTTTGTATCGCTGCGAATTAAGTCTTGATCTATCCAAGTATCTAACAATCCATCAATGATTTTATGTGCTCTAAATGGATTAAACATATTCATTTCGCTTACACTTACTACACTATCATTATCGCCTAACATGTCAATTGCTTCATCTAATGCAGCAGAATCAATTCCAGTAACATTTCCTAATAATAAAACTACAATATCTTGCTTGCCCAAATCTTTTTCAATTTCATTTACGCCGTGACGAATAGCTTCTAAATGACTACAGTTATCTAAACACAGTTCAGGTGGTCGATTAATAACATTGAAGTTATAATGTTTACTAAGATCCATTATAACAGTGTCATCTGTGCTACAATACACATGCTGTATTATATTACTACC